CCGTAAGAGTCAGCACTATTGTATTAAGTTCCCCTTTCGTCAAGTATATCATAATACTAAATAGAAAAACCTTAGATTTTTACCAAAAAAAAGACACCCCCGAAGGAGTGTCCTTAATCTACCTACCTATAACTAACCACGAAAGCCTTAGGAAGTCAAACCAGCTATAATACCTGAAGCAACCTCGGGAGCAAGTTCTTTCTCGCCACCCGTGAAAGTCAAAGTATAGCCGTTTCTATCGCCCTGAGCAGTACCCGTAGCAGCAGTACCACCAGTTACATCTAAGCCTTGATAGCGACCCAAGAGCCAGTACTTATCGTTAGCGTCTTGAACAACTGCCATCAAAGTATTCTTAGCAAGAAGCAAAATCTCGTTACGAGTATTCGCTTGGAGTTTGTTAAGCACTACGGAAAGCTCCTGAGCATAAAATACAGTTCCGTTTTCTACGGAAGCGGTAATAGTCTCAGTTAAAGCTCCAGTATTCTTAACAAGTTCATATTTATAGAATACCTTACCAGCTGCCTTAGTAATAGCAGAAACGATACCAGAAGCCTCGGTAACCGAACTCACGTTAGCGTGAGAGATTAACCAAAGAGCCTTGATACCGCCTAAGCTATCCTTGCAATCTAGTGTGTATCCTTGTGTTAAAGCACAAGCCATTTGTTAATAATTTAAAGAGTTAAAAAGGTGAGTAGCTCCGAAGAGCTACCCACTTTAGATTAGATAATGAAAGAAGCAATCTCATCCAAGAAGGCTACGTTAACGCCCATCTTGAATTCAGATACGAAACGAACTTGGTCAGCCTCTTTGGCATAGAACAATTCGAAACGCTCTTCTTCGTTCAACAAGTCAGTTCCTAAGAACATATTGCTCAAACGGATTGCATAAATCTTATTAGTACCGTTCAGACCTGGAGTAGCTACCACTTTAATTGGAGTACCGGGAAGAACGAACTCGCTATCAGCCTTACCATCGAAAGAGTAGTTGAACATATTAGCGTTCTTCAAAGCGATAGTGTAAGTACGGAATACATCCTGACCGCACCAAATAGTCATATCGTCTTTGTCTACAACCTGAGCAGGGATAGCCTTGTAAAGAGCATCGAAGATAGCTACTACGTTAGCAGTAGTGATTGCAGTTGCAGTACCACCGTAATAAGTAGCGTTGTTAGCTTCAACGGCAGAGCTTCCGATAAGAGTAACCAAACCTTGGAACTTGTTAAGGTTTACGTTAGCACTTCCAGTAGCACCTTGCCAAATAGCAGTTTCAAGTTGAGCAGCGATACGAGCAGCTTTCTTCTCTGTGTAGTCAGCAGCGAAAGCGATAGAATCGTAACGGCTTCCCTCAGGAAGAGCCTTCTGCAAATACTTAGCCTCTAAGTCTTTAGGACAAAGTGACTCGTTTACTTTAATCTTACCAACTGTTACAGTACGCTGAGTGAAAGTAGTAGAGCCACTTGCATTGAAACCGCAAGAGCTACCACTTTGGAAGATAGCGTCAGTATCCATAATGTTGATAGTTTCGGCAGACTTCACACCTACCATTACGTTTCCTTGACTCTTAATCAAAGAAGCGGTTTTGCTTCCTAATACGGAAGAAGTAACCAAAAGAGCTTCATTCTCTTTGGTATAGTTGTTTAAAGCTGATACATCAAAAGCCATTGTTATTAGATTTAATTTTTAAGAAATTACTTTTTTGCATACATATTCAAAAAGCGAGATACCTTATCGTTCTTGCTAGTGAAATGCTTGTTAAATGCTTCTTTGGGAGTTTCGGTAGGAGTAGCAGAAGGAGCCTTAGAAAGTTCAATAACTACATCGGTAAGCTCGGTGATAGCCTTAGAAAATTTGTCGGCACTCTCACTCATTTTAGCTTCGATACCATTCTTGTCTTTTTTTAAGTCTTCGATTTGAGCTTCCATTTCAGCAACCTTCTTTTTCATCATTTCGATTTCAGAAGGTACTTCTGGAGTTTCAACTTCAACTTCTACTTCGGGAGCTACGATTTCAAGGATTGTAGAGGCTTCGTCAAGAACGATTTTAGTGCCATCGGCAAGGATATGCTCTCCAGCAGGAGCAGGAGCTTCATTACCCATTTCGTCTACTAAAGAAACCTTACCACCTACTTCGAGCTTATCAATCATAACTTTCGCTCCACTTGCTAAGACGTACTCAGCAAAGGAAGCAACCGCTGGTACTTCAACTGGAGTAGCAGCAGCTTCGGCGAACATCGCCTTGATTTTTAATAATGCTTCTTGTGCGGTCATAAGAAATTTACTCATAGATAGCGTAAAAGTTTTCTAGTGACCATATAGAAAAAAACTGGGGAGTGTAGAAACACCCCCCGTAAACCAAACAAACTATGAAAAAACCTATTTTACTTGCTCTAAGATTTCTATGATACTTGCCATCATTTGCTCTTCTTTAGACTTGTCTTTAACGTAATTGAAGATACCTTCAACGCTAAAGCCTTTCACCTTTCCTTCTTTAATCATATTCCATACGTCTTCGTTCTCTACTTTGAAAGAGCCAAACCAAGAGCCATCTTTTACGTCTTCAAAACCCTTCATTGGTTTAATACCTCGCTTCTCGTCTACTATCCAGCTCTCGAACATCGTTACCCCTTCCATAACTTGACCGCTATCGTGCATCAAATTTACGTTATTTTGGTAACCTTTCTTAAAATACTTTTGAGCTATTTTTTTAATAGTGTCTTTTGTAAATACTACGTAATACTCTCCGTTGCCATCGTTTCTATAAATTGGAGTATCGGCTAACATCAAAGCACCGCTTACTATTCTTTCCTCTTCGTCTTCGATAGCAAAACTAATACGTGCTTCATTAAACGCTAAAAAAGCCTTTTCAATCGCAGGTCTATCCACTAATGCTACGAAGTCTACTTCTACATTTGACTCTAGGTCTTCAACTATATCTAATCGGTATATCGGTAATTCTTTTTCCATAACTATAAATAGATTTTATGATAATCTTGCAGCTCTGTTGATACGTCTTATTCTTTCTTGTGAGTTAGTTACATCACTTTCAACGACATAAGCTCTATTAGTAGCCGAGCCTAATTGCTGAATAGTTGTAGAATCTAACTGCGTTCTAGTATTTACTAAAGGAGGAGTAGGAGCTATCGGAGCAGCACCACCACCACTTGCTGCCGTACTTGCGGCTTGAGTAGGGGGAGCAGAAGCACCACCACTTTTGAATTTAGCGATACTACTTGCTACGATAGAAGCAATACTTACACCAGCGGCAATCTTTAATCCAGCTATTTTTTTAGCTCCAATACCTACGGCAATAGGATAAGCAGGGTTAGGAACACCCGGAGGCAAGATAGCAGGAACGGCTGCGGTAGAGGCAGAAACCTGAGCAATGGCAGAAGAAGTAGAGCTTATAATCTTACCAATCTCAATAGCCTTTTGTATAGTGTATAAAATGTTACCTACTACTTCACTCTTACCAGCTAACGCACCGATTAAATCAATACCAGCGTTTACGGCTTCAAATTTTCTTTGTTGAAGCTCTTTAGTAGCTTCTAAATCGGCAGCGTTATATTCTTCTTTTAATTTCTTATCTCTTTCGAGATATTGTCTATTTAATTCTTCTTCTTTAGTAAATTGGTCTAATAATCTAGTGAGTTCGTTTTCAGACTCTATTAATTTCTTTTCATCATCTGCCTTCTTAATAGCTGCAAGGTCTTGCTTATACTTAGCATCTAAAGCTAATAAAGCAGCATTTTTAGCTTCTTGCGTAGCCTTTGATTGCTCTATTTCTTTTCTATCTGCTTCGTATTGTTGAGCTACCTTAATCTCATCTTGCATTCTCTTGTCCTCAATCTCAGCAAGGAATACTTCATTGGCTGTTTGTCTAGCCTTATCGTTTGCAGCTTTAGTATCGTCTTCTATTTGTTTTCTTTCTGCATCTCTTTGTTGTTTTCTTTTATCAGCAAGTGCTTTATTAGCCTCTAATTGTTTTTTATTAGCGTCTTCTAATCTTTTAGCTTCCTCTTCTTGGTTTTTCTTAATCCTATTTTGCTCTTGAATATCTAAGACTTCCTTATCAGTCTTTAGCTTTCTAAATTGCTCTAACTCTTCTTCGCTTAACTTGCCTTGAGTTTTAAGTTTATTTCTTAAAACATTAAGCTCGTTTTCGTTTCTTTTTAATCTTAATTGATAAATCTCTTCTTCCTTACCACCTAAGGCAGTTAGAACGGCGATTTGATTATCTATCTCTCCGTTCATCTTCTTAGTAGAAGCAGCTAACTTTTGTTGAGCTTTCTCAGCCTCAGAAGCTGAATTAACCCAATCCATTATCTTATCTACTAACAATCCTACCGCTACTACTAAAGCACCGATACCCGTAGTAATAATCGCAGCACGTAAAGCCTTAAACGCAACCGAAGTAGTAGTAACTGCTACTCCGAAAGCTCTTTGAATAGCAGCAGCAGCAATAGTGGCGATATTGTATGCTTTTTGAAATAAGGTTGTACTTTGAATAACCGCAGCTAATCGTTGGAAGTCTTTAACAGAATCGGCAACTGTACTCAATCCCTGAGAAAGAGCTAAAGCTGATTGAACTTTAAGTAATGACTTTTGTACGTTATCACTCTCTACTCCTAGTAAACCTAAAGCACCTTGAACGGCACTAAAACCACCAGCTACGGCAGTTAAAGCTCCAGCGAAGGCTTGGAACTTTTTACCGGGGTCGAATAACTGAGAAGTTTCCGCAGCCTCTTGTATAGAGTCTTTTAAATTAGCTACGTTCTTTGCAGCGTTTATAGCTTCTTGAGAATACTCCCCGAAGTTTTTTTGAGCTGCTAATAATTCAAAGTTTGCTTCTTTAAGCAACTTTTTCATTTCGCCAATAGAGCCTACTACCTTTTCTTGCCCGTTTACCTCTATTTTAAAACCGATAATTTCTTGTGCCATTATTGATATGTTAATTCAATTACTTTTAAAAATTCGCATTTCGTAGAGTCAGGTGAGGTAGGGTTAAAGTCTACTACTTTATTCAGCCGCCATAAAGCTCCATCTATATATATCAATTTTGAAAAATCTAGACTATATATATCGGAAACTTTTAAGTAAACATTACAAGTTAATAGCTTACTATCTTTATCGGTTATCTCGGCTATGTAATCACTCCAAAAAGCGTTAAACAAATTAGCCGAAGGATAAGTAGCTGCTAAAGAAAAGAATATCTCCTTAGGTACTCCGAAGTTGATATCCGCAGTAGGCACATCGGGGTCGTCTAAGTGACCGCCATATCCGTAATAAGTCAAGTTATTAACTAAGTTTCCTGAGTCGCCTTTCAAGTCCCAAGAAGATACTCCCGTAACTTTTCTTACTTGCATAATACGAATTACGCTATCTATTTGGTCTTCGGAACTTGAGTTTTGAGTGTTACTTCTTTTGAAGATTGTAGGGTAAACTTTATCATCTCCAGCATAGCTAAGTAAAGGAGTAGCGGCAAAAATTAGCTCTGTTGTTTGTTTATCATTCGCAAACTCGAAGCCAGTATCTTCGATATGGTCGCCATAGCCTTGAGCATACTTTTTAAAATACTCTTCGTTGTAAACATCAGCGTCTTGTTTGTACTTAAACTCAAAGAATCTTCCGTTAAGCTCCGACATCGGCTTAATCTTGAAAGGTTTATTTCTATCTATCTTATAACTCCAATCTAAGTTAGAAGCGGAATAATCGTCTAATAAAAGCCAATTAGTATTGTCGATTAATAACTCTTCTTCAAGGTCATTTACTTGTAAGAAGTTAGCCGTAGTGGTATAATAATCTACGAAAGGAGTTATCTTTAAATGCTTGTTTCTATCAGTGTCTTCTTCGATATATAAGTTAAACATCTTAACAATAGAGGCGACAAAATCTCTTTGGAATACACCTCTAGGA